TAAAGGCAGACCACTGAACGATAGCATGATGGAGAAAAGCTAACATCGCCCATGAACTGAGCGCACCCATTGGCTGACCGGTTGCATACTGGACATATCCCAGCTCAGAGACAGTCTGTCTAGGACCGTTCCTGAACTTGATCGTCTTGGGGCAGTGATACTTCCGACCAACCATCAGGCAACCCCACAGCTCTGCCCCCCAACTTGTTAAGAAGGGAGACAGTAGTACTTTTTGAAGTACGATAGGCAGACGATCAGTAGCGGCCGACAGATCAAATGAATACAAGGCAATTGGCTTAGAGAATTTCTTCTCGTCCGCCGTTTTCCAAGTAAACAAGTTTCTTATCGGACGCTCCTGGTCGAATGCCCCATCCTGTGGTATCCGCTCCAGTAGCCCAAAGATCGCTTTATGAAGGCGATCGAAGAGCCACTGTGTCCATGGGTCGACCATAGCAAACACCCGGACCTTACCGGCTGGTTCCGGTTTGAACCCAAGTCTCCCGAGCCAATTTGTTGGTTCGAACGGACACGATGGTCCGAACGAGGATAAAGGAAGGGAATCCTCCCATATCCACAACTCTTTGGCCCAGGATTCTATCCGGTTCAGCACCCATTGATTAGACGTCATTTTACACCAATTTTGCAAAATTGGGTAGAGAGGACTGTGTAACCAAGTGTATGCTGAAGCCAGAATAGATGCAGGCGAAGTATTCTGAGCACCGCCCGGAATATTAGCACCTCGCACCGCGGGTCCAGACTTAGAAATCAGGAACGGTTTAGCCCGGAGTCCCTTCATGAACTCCAATGGACCATCGCCCTCTTCATTCCACAGTGCATCAGTTATCGTACCATCTTCGTGGTACAATTTCTTCAACACTGGGACGAAGTGGTTGAATACGAATTGACTAAATTCGTATGTCATAAGATGATCTCCACCGTATTTTTTTCGTGATGGTACTTATTTTCACCCGTCCTGGAAAATCTAATACCCGGTATAAGCCGAATAAAGTTGACCAGAACCGGATCACCCAAGTCTCACCAGATCGAATACGCGCCCGGTGAAGGGCTGGAATCAATGAAGGGATCCCACCATGCGATCGACCGACTCGCGCCCCGAAGGGCGTTAAGTCGTGTAGTCGTTGCCCACCTACCACCTGCTGGAGCATAGAGGAACAAGCCTTGAGATAAATCACAAGGTACTTGATCCCTCCATGTTTGTACAGACGATGATAGGCGGCTAACGTAGTGATTACCACTTTGACGACTGAAAGGTTGACTCTCCGTCCCAGAAGTGATATACATCCTAGGACGTGTACCACAGCTGGACGCCCAAGTTTTACCTTGAGCATGGCATTAAGAGACGAATAGGAGCTAAGCAGTCGAGAATACGCACGACCAAGCGTTCGCTTGATGTTTGTGTTTATTGTCACTGTTAGTTTATACTATTCACTCTTAAACTTCGGTTTCCTCTTTCGAGGGCCGCAGCCAGCCTTGGAAGGCTTTGGTGAGTGAAACCAATCAGGCTTCACTTGGCTAATCAGCACCACCGAGTTTGACCCCGGGACCTGATCACGCACAGTGCTTCTGCACTATAGCCATAATACCCATAACCGGCTGGACTAATCAGTCTTTCCTTTCGGATAACCGCCTCCAGATCACCTATGGTGCCATCGTTACCCCTGTATTAAGGGACTCTCCGATTAAAGAGAGCCGATGGTTGGACTATTCACCCATACCTGGGTCTATAGATTCAAAGCACCGCTTCAGTTGGGGTTCGCCCTAAGCTGTTGGTCTGGACCTCATCCATGACACAGGGTTCTAAACCTGTGCTGTAGGATTTTGGAATTACCAGGCTCAGCACTCTGATGTGACTGCTTCCCATTTCAGTGGAAAGGAAGACTGGACTTTAGAACATCCATACCCGACCTACAAGGTCAGATCTCCCTCACCACCTATCTCCCTCAGTGGATCGACCTCCAAGTGACCTACCATAGCGTACGGTCGTTGGTACCTTTCCCCTAGGGCGTGAGGTGTGAGCACACGCTTGCTAGTCCCCCAAGCGAATGAGGTGGGTCATTCTTCCAACTTAGTCTACGCTACGTCCAAATGGGCGCTTAAGGAACTTAACTCAGATGCTAGGGATTTGACCCACGCATGCAAAGTAAAGTCGCCAACGCGGCTTTATTAGCATGGTCCGGTTTGCA